ATATTTGTGCGGTGTGTAATGCGTTATCTGATCCACCTAATAAAGTGTAATTAATAGAACCTTCAAAATCCCAAGTTGCCGTCTTGCCACTATATAATCCGCCTATTGAATTTTTTGTTTCAGAGTGATCAGTAATGGTATCAATATCTACATTACTAGAAGAAACTGTAAATCTAAAAGATTCGCTGTTTTCACCTTCAAAATCACTTACTGTACCCCACTTTACTAAAGCAGATATATCAGAATAAGTACCTAATTTATCAACTTTAGGAAAAGCAAAGGTCATTGTTGCAACTGAATTATTAGTCGTTGAACTATCTGCGGTCCATAAAGCAACAGCCGAAAAACTGCCATCACCAACACGTTCTTCATTTGCTACTGAAAAAGTACCAGAGCCACTTTCACTTGCTAAGTTTGACGTGCTTATAGGAACATAAACCGATGCCGTACTTCCTTTGTATTCAATTACAGGATTAGCAGTAATAACATTTGTGCCTGTAAGCGTTGGATAATACCCTCTACTATAAATATAAATATTTTCAGCATCCATTGTATTGACTGCTTGTGTATCAGCTTTTGCAAGCGAACCGGCTTCTTGGACATCCCACTTATCAGTTACAATAGCGGGAAAAGCACTTTTATAAAAATTATAATATTTATCATAATGCGTAGTTGGTATTGTTCCTATGTCTGTTTTTTCATAGAAATCACCATACGCAATCGGTATAGGTTTGCCAATGTTTTTTGTTGGTGCGTTTGTAAAGGTTGAAGAATCAACTGTGTTTGCCGGTATTCTTTTATGATACTTTGAAGAATTATCTAGTAAAGTAAGCGTTGTATTGTTTTCATCATAAGATATTTCACCAGATATAACACCAGAAGCAATCATTCTTGCTGCCGTATCTAAAGTCGTAGTATTATTAGCATTAAGAAATAATTCCCACTTACGATTTGCAAAGTTATTACTAGCAAGTAGATCGGAAAACCTACCACCTTTAATTGAATTTTCGCTATTTATAAGCGTAACAGTCATATTGCCTGTTGATGTGCTAAAATTAAAAAAGTCTAATGATTGCGTATAGTTGCCAAAATTAGTAACTATGCCGTAATATATATCTGTGCCGTCTTGTCTATGTCTATCACTTACACCGATAAAAGCAGATTCGTCATTGTAGTATAATTTTAAAACATAAAAAGCAGTAGTATTTGCATTGGCTAATGCACTTGTTAAAGCTGTATCGAATGATAACAATTAATTTATCCTCGCCTGTCCGGTGCTTATCGCTTTATTTATAGCCGGTATAATACTGTTAGCTGCAAAGTTATGATCAATAACACCCATACCGCCAAAACTTTGATTTATTGTAATCTTAGCGTTTGAAGCAGCCGATGCACTTGGTGCAGTTCGTGTTGGGGATGCACCAAAAAGAAACGATCCAATAGTAGCAAAAATACCACCACCTGTTAAAATACCCCCCGGTTGCATTAACGCATTATAAATTTTTGCCTGTGCAACCATAATCGCTAATTGTATTGCTGCTCGTTTTAAAGATTCGCCCATATTATCCCCGGCAATTGCAGATGTCATTAATGATGCTCCCGTTGCGGCAGCAAAATTTGCAGTTTTTTCCATAGCGTCTTTGTGTTTTTGGGCGGCTACTGCTGCTTTACTCGTCATAAGTTGGGCAACAATAATTTTATTTTCTGATTCTTTTCGAGTTTCAAGCTGTGCTTTTAATGTTTGCAATTGTTTTTCTAAAAGTTCAACAGTCGCCGATTCTGGTCTTGGACCTTTAAGTCTTTTATCTAATGCGGCTTGTATGTGTGCAATTTCTTCTCTTAATTTTGTTGTATCTTTTGTTTCTGGTTGAAATAACTCTCGTAATTTCTTTGCTAAACCCGCCACTTTCCCGGCAACATTATCGATTGAAGGTGCAAGTAATAAACCCAACTCTCTTTGTAAGTCATCAACAGAATGTCTTGCCTTTGCAAGTGATCCCGCAAGTGTTTCCCCGGCTGCTTTTGCCACACCACCGACTTGTGTTTCTATTGCTTCAAGAATAGCAACAAAATCACCAGATTTTGCTACATCTTCGTCAATTGTTATACCAACCTCTCTTAATTCTCCCGCCATACCCATCGCTGCTTTTCCAACTTTATTAGCAGCCACTTGCATATTGCCACCCATTAATTCTGCAATATCTGCCATAACATTAATTGCTTTAGGCATAACGTCATCACCAATCTGCTTATATGTTTGTAGGAATGTTATCCCTTCCAATATTGCAGTATTAGAAAATCTAGTTACTTCTTGAAGGCTATCGGCATAATCTTGAAGTTTCTTTGATGCTTGTGGTGTAAATCGATTCATCGAAATCATTACACCTTCCATTTTAGAAACTGCAAGAGTAAATGCTTCTGCTTGTTTTATACTTTCTTGTAATGCGTTTATTATGGCTCTAGCTGCAAAAAAAGCTGCACCGGTTTTAACAGCAGCTTTTCCAAGCGACACCATTGATTTATCAACCTTCTTTATATTAGAAGTTGATTTTTTTGCCCCATCAACTCGGACTTTAATATTTAATTGTTTATCAGCCATTGTCTTTTTTTGCCTTTTCTTGCATACAAGCGTTAATTTCTTTATCTATAATTGAAAAACAATCAAGTCGGTGAGCAGAAATGTTGTCAAGTTCGCCAAGAGAAATGTTAAACCTAGTAATATAATTATATTCATTAATCATATCTACCATCCACTTTTCAACTAATAAACTACAATCTGCAAAGAAGGGAACGGAATAAAAAAGTATCTGACCATCGGTAAATTCTGTACTTGATTTACATACTTCATCTATTATGTCCCAAACATCTTCAATCGTTTGCACTCTAACAGGCTCGTGCTTGTAAGTAACCGGGAGCTTCGCCACAGTATAGGGGAGGCTTCTATATATATCACGTGGTTCTGGTGTTCCAAAATGCCAACACCAAACCGCTAGGCTTAACCCCCGGAATCTTTTTTTGCCGGTTCAATACCTAAGTATTCTAAAAATATTGCTTGTAAGACTTCATCAACTTTTGCCATTCCCATATCTTTAAAGTCATTTTCACCAACTCCCGCAATATCACCAACCTTTTCTAAAACTTCGTAATATGCTTCCACATCCATCTTGCCATCCCACCAGACTTTTGCATTTAACTTATGCAACTCACGTCTTTGTGCATACGTGCAATCATTTACGTCCCACTCTTTTTTGTTTATCTCAATAATCATTTCGCCTCCCGATTTATTAAGTTGCTATTATTGTAATTAGAGCGTTTGAGCCGTCTGCTGTCGCTTTAAACGGCAGATCAATAAACACTCCACTATCAGTATTGGTATGGGTGTATCCTGTGTATTTAGCAGTTGGAATATCAAAGTCAATTGCTGCTCCATCGCCTATGCTAATATTTACAGAAGTTCCATCCCTAAAGTCGTCAATTGTATCTGTTACGTTGTCATCTAATTTTGCCGATACGCTTCCTGTAACCTCAATCATTCCCCCACGCATATAAGCAGAAGGCTCGTGACTTATTGAATTAACAGTAGAATAACCTACACGCTGTGCCGGATTCGAGATTGTAACACTAAAGTTATTTAGAACCACATCGTCACCGCCAATACTCATTGTAGTACAATCAAAAAATCCTTTTGTGTAATCAACAGCAGTTGCATTAGCAGAAGTTCCTTCTGTTCCAACTACCGGCTGATAGCCGCTAAAAAACGTACCAGAAGCAGTAAGTCGTCCGCCATTTACTGTCGGATCAACGCTTAGTGTCAATTCTTGCAATATAGAAGAAAACATTAATTTATCTTCATCTGCATCTGGAGAAGATATAACAACACAAGCATATTCGCCTGTTGTTGCACCTTCTTCATAAGCAACTGTTCCTTGATTTCCTGTAATTGCAACTGTTCCGGAAGGACTGTCATCTTCAGATACTAATTGTAGCAACAGTTGTAAAGCTGCTTCATTTTCTACTGCATAGTCACTAAAAGACCAAGTGAACGTACCGCCTTTAAATGTAGCAATATGGTCATCTGGTCTTTGCACTCTTTGTCC